TTGAGCATTAGCAGCGGCTTTGGCAGCAGCATTTTTGGCAGCTTGAGCAGCAGCAGCATTAGCAGCAGCGGCAGCATTGACAGCTTTAGCATTGGTAGCATTGGCAGCTTTAGCAGCGGCTTGGTTAGCTTTAAGCCTTTCAAGCACTTGTTCTGTTTCAGCGATTTGACCAGTCAATGCATTGGCTGCAGTGACTGCTGCAGTGGCTGCTGCAGTGGCTGCTGCATTGAGTTTTGCAGTTTCATCAGCAGTGGTTTGAGCATTGGCATTGTTTGTATGTTTAAATTCGTTTTTAAATTCCTTAATAAGGAATTTTTTAATGGCGTTGACATTTTTCCGAATGTTTGTCACACTTTTTTCAATGGAAGAAACGTTTGCCATTTGTAATATAAAAAAATATTATTATTTTGTAAAAGTAATGAAGTAGTTATTGTGGTAGAGGATTGTAGTGCACTAGAAAAACAGAAAGACCACTTAAAGAACAACAATGGAAATATTAAGTGGGAACCAATGAGGACTAAACAGACTGCCAGAATGAGCACTCGTCCTACCATCAAGCCCATGCATTCTCCCTGCCATACGTGTGGTATCAGTTCTATCATCCACTGGAAGAAGAAGTGTGGAGTTTGTGGGGACAGAACGATGACATTCCACAAGAACCAGAAGAACAAGGGTAAAGAGCAGTGCAGTAAGTGCAAGAAATTTTTCCACCACTTCACAAAGCATGTATGTGACGGCGATGACGATGGCAGCGACGAGGAGAACGGCAGCAACAGCGATGACTGAGCTATGCGCGTGTAATAAATAAAAACAAGCTAAACTTCCCAAGTAAATAATTTTTAAATTATATTGTATGGTGATTCATAATAGTAAATTCACAAATATAAATTGGGATGTATATTTCGGGAATCATGCGAAGAAACAAGTTGAATTCGGTGTAATCAAAAACTTTTGAATCGAAATAGAACAATCTCTAAATCTTTAAATTTTAACGGAGATTGGGAAATTAGAATGAAAAATCCTAGTACAATAGGACCTTTTGATTTGCTCACGACATTAAATGATTTGAATGTGTATAAATCAGATGTTAAAAATTTAAAAACAATGTCAAATATTGTAAATTTGTATCAAAAATATAAACTACCTCTTTACCGTGTAAATAAATCTGTATACAACAATAAAAATAAGTTGAAAACTGCTATTAGAGAAAAGTTTAACAACAAATTTGATCTGTATCTTGAAAAAGAATATGAAAAGATGTTAAATGCATATGAAAAGAGATCCGTTAAAATAATTGAACAAGGATATTTGAAACATCTGTATAGACCTGGTGGGAAAAAATACAAAAATTTAGAAAATAACTTTTACAAGTTAGCCCAGTATAATATTTGCTAAACTGTTACAATTAGGGTGTGATATCAAGTTTTAGAGAGAAAAAAAGAAAATTTAAAAACAGTCTTGTCTGGAGCTGTCTCGATACCCCACTTAAAAAATGATTTCTAATGAATTCGGGTCAATGTTTGAGATCGAGGAAGGTGAAATACTAGGAAATGACCTCGACGTCGAAACTGTGCGCATAGAATCAAAAAGCTTTGTAAAAATAATATACTATTAATTTGAAAATATAGGAATACAAACAGAAGTAAATGAATTAATTTGCAAGGGCGGTTATTTGGGACCATTAAGTTTGCGGTTTACTTCGCAAAAGACTAAATGTGTTACATGTGCTAAATTTAGTTTCACAAAAGACCTATTTCTAACAGAGCAGGCAAAGAGTTTCTATTTACAGAATTTTGCAAAATAATTACATAAGTCTTGAGCTTCAAAAATACTTTTTGCTCCCAAAATTTGTCCAATTCCTTTATCATTAATACGTAAATGATATTTTTCATTTATCTTTTTATAAAATTTGTATACATCTTTCCTTCCAGAAGTTTTTGTTGTATTCCAGTCAGGTAAAATTATTTTGAAAAATTCCTTATCTTCCTTGATTTGTGGCAACAAGTCTGAAACTTCTTCGACCAAATTTAATTTTGCAGAAAGATTCAAGTTGCAAATTTTAAATGAGATCATACTTCCCAAATCATTTTTGAAATTTTCAAAAAGATCATTGATAAAGATATTTAATGACTCATCTGTAGAATTTCTATCAATACCACCAGATATTTTGACACTACCACTTGTAAAAACTCTCAAACTCACCTTAATTTTCCTAAATTTCAAACACATGCTTAGAGAACCTATATTTTCAAACGGGATCATCTCTTCTGTTACAAGATTTGAATCAACTTTAACGCCCAAAGAACCTTTGGCTGAAATTTGAAATTTATAAATTTCACAGTTAGGAACATTTTTAACATGACGAAAACTCCAAAAATCTATAGGTTCAAACTTTGCAACTCCGCAGAACATGTAAGGCTGAACTGTCATTATTAAGTGGGGTATCGAGACAGACAGAAAAGTTCTGTTCTGACAAAATTTATGTCGAACAAGTTTGCTAAATTTCTAAAAGTTACACCCTACAGAATTAAGGTCGTTACAACTTTAGCAAGCTTTTAGTTTAGAAGAAAAATTAAATAATTGATGAAACAGAACTTTTCTGTCTGTCTCGATACCCCACAATGAATTGTATAAACTGCAAATCTTTTAAATTAATCGAACTGAATGGTCAAAAAGTTTGTACAGAATGTGGACTTGTCAGCAAATATCAAGAGCATATGTACTCTACTTTTGATACATCTGTACAAAGTTCAATAAGCCCTGAACATTTGCAAAACGTAGAAAGTGTTTGCGATGTATTACAGTTAAATAATTCAGAATTTGAAATTTTGCGAGATTCATTCGAATATGGACCCAAATTTTCTCAAAGAGATGAAACAATTAGTAAAATGGCTGGCATAGTACATCAACAATTTCCTCGTTTTTCCCTACAATCTTTGGAGACAACTCTGAAAGTTCCAGCAAATAAAATTACGAAATATGCTGAGTTATTTGATTGCAATTATACACGTTTTGATAAATTGAAAGCAACATACTTACAATATGGAGAAATTTTGAATTTTAAACGTCAAGTTTTATACAAACATTTACATCTCATCAAAAATTTGATTCGTATCAAAGCTTCTGATAATTATGTTGTTTTGGTTTGTTTTCATCTATACTTTGATGTGCCCTATTATCTTTTGAATAAAAAATTCAAAAATTGTTCAAAAAAAACCTTCTTGAAATGTTTAACTTTAGTCAGTTCAGATTTAACTCTGTAATAATAACTCAAGATTATTGAAAATTCTTTTTTTTATTGAACAAATTTTATTTGTAACTTCATTTACAAATGAATAAGTGCCGGGTGTGCAGAAAACCAGGAAATCTTAAGAAGTGTGCTTTATGTCACAAATTTATACATATCAAGTGTCTACCCCAAGTTAAAAATGAACGAAAATCTAATACCTTGAATAGACGCACATGTGGCAATGCCTTATATTGTTGCCCAATAGATAAACCAATTGTACATGGAGAACCATGTTATGCATGTCATGGAAGATGTCATGCTTTCAGATTTCATGTAGCTACGGAAGCTGCAAAGAAATCAGTTCCAAAATTGATGAATAGCCCACCGAGCACAAAAGTAGTATCTCGATCACCAAAAGCCAACAGCAAACCTCTAAAACCAATAACTTCCAAATGCAATACAAAACTTCCAAAAGGGAGATTCATTAGTAAAAATCAATACTATGGATGCAAACCTCCAAAAGATGCAAGATCCAGTATAAGAATACCAAACAAATGATAAGAAAATTGTAAATGAATTCGTTTTGAGACAAGGCGTATATGGCTTTACAGAGTTAATTTACTCTATTTTTATTTTTTTATTTTACATAATATTATCTCTTATAAAAAAATGAAACGTAGCACGCAGAATGTCAATACAAACATGAATGAGAATCATCGTTCTAACATTCCCAAGCCTGATGCGGCAGTTGCAAACTCCCCGACAAGCAATGTTGTGGTGGGTTCTGGAATGGGGCTCCAGGCTACAAGCAGGAATTGGAATTTGAAACGTCTGAATACAATCGTTAATGAAAATCAAAAAAAATTTATCAATCAACTAAATACAAACATAAAATTTGATCAAAAAGAAATTGAAACTTTCATAACGACAGGAACTGAAGGCTCAAATGGAAAACATAAAAGGATAATCAAATTATTCGTGAGGCTCTTTTGCTATGCACTTGTGGTGCTATCTTTATCATATGGGACAGTTAAAACAAATAATCCCGTTCAATATTTTAGTTTTTTCACAAACTATTCTAAAATTGTTAGTAAGGTAATTGAAAAAATCCTCATTCCTTTATTTACTAAATACGAAGGCAACTACATCAATGAATTATTGTCTGTTTCAGGTGTGTATGTGCATAAAACATTTAAAAAGATTGTGAAAGGAGAAATACACGGAATTAAAAATCTAGCACCAAACAAAACGAATCTTCTGAATATGGGTTCAACTGCATTACTTTCCTCTAAAATGCCCTTTATGGACGTAAAGTTGTTGACACAGTTGAAAAATAGTTTAGATACAATTTCCAACATTAATGAGAATCAATACAATGCAATGTTGACGTTATCAACATTCGGTTCACTAGCTTATGGTAAAGGACATACTAATTCATTAAATCTTAATGATTTGATGAGAAATACAATTCGTTTAGGTGCGGTAGTATTAACTGCTGCAATTAGATGTTTAGCAGCACGTGACATACAACAAACTCTAATACTGCCCAAAAACTCGCAGGTCCAAACTCAACAAGTCACCAATATACATCCTATTCCAAAAAATCGCAGAGCACCGGTAACCGGGGTCGCAGGTTTATATCCAACCAAGTAACCGGACTCGGACCATTTCTTTTAACTCAAATGAATACAATTCTTGAAAATAAACACTTTATTTCACTAAAAGCAATGATTCCGTAAAATTTGAATAAGTTAAATATTAATTAAAATAATGTTTAAAAGAATTAACATGGTATTGTTAATAACAATTTTTGCGGGACTTTACCTCTACACCAGATATCACAAACGAAAAAATAACAAAGTTGATTCTCCCAAAATAAATACTTGCGAAGATTATAACATATTGCGAGAACTTAATCAAGAAGATGAGAGTCCACAAAATGAAATGTGTGTAAATACACAACCAAGTGCTCAAGGGGAAGACGTCACTACACAACCAATTGCTCAAGAAGATGTCAATACACAACCAATTGCTCAAGAAGATGGTGCCACTACACAACCAAATGCTCAAGAAGATGATGGTGCCACTACACAACCAAATGCTCAAAAAGAAGATGTCAATACACAACCAATTGCTCAAGAAGATGGTGCCACTACACAACCAAATGCTCAAAAAGAAGATGTCAATACACAACCAATTGCTCAAGAAGAAGGTGCCACTACACAACCAAATGCCCAAGAAGAAGATGTCAATACAGGAACAGAGGTTCACGAAGCAGAATTTTATCAATCCTATAGAGATTTAGAGGTGATTACAAAAAACAATATCTACGAACAAACAAAAGAAAATGAAACATTTCAAAATTTATCTAGTAAGACTTTGAAAGAATTGAAGGAAATTGCAAAGCAGCACAAAATTTCAATAAACAAGAAGAATAAAAAACAATTGCTAGAGGTTTTATGCAAATCGATTTAATATTTCTGTATATATGAAATCTATAATAATTAATATCAAACAACTTTTAACAATCATATTAAGAATTCTGTTATACTGGATAACATGTAAACTGATTTCATTTTGATTTTGTCCACTGTGATTGTATGCTAGTTCACTTGTAGAAGATGTGTTTACAGCTAAAATAACAGATCTGCAAAATGGACATGAATTTGAAGCTAATAACCATTCATCCAAACATTCTTTATGGTATATATGCTGATCACAGCACGCAAGTTTTTCGAATTCGTCATGAACTGGTTCCCAGCATATTGAACACTCCTTACTCATTGATTTATTATTGACGTATGAATTATTTTTCATTTTTATATTTCATATTTAAAGGAAATATAAAAATGAAAACAGGCACAGTGGGAATCGAACCCACCCCACCAGCTTAGAAGGCTGGCATGCTATCCGATACACCATGCACCCTGTCATGAGCATATTGCTCAATATATATTATTTGTCTTTTCTTTAAATCGTTTACAATTAAATCTTCTAGTAATATAGAATGGTGTGCGCAAAAAAGACAAAAAATGAAAAACAGATTCCTAGAACAATATCAGGTAAGCGGGTAACTTTAATATACAATGGTAAAGAATCAAACGTTACAAATAACTTATTGAAGAAAATACTGATAAATATACAGAAGAAAATAAATCAAAAAAAAAAAGAAAAAACATCTCACAAAGAATCGACTAAATTATGCAGAAAAACAATTTCTTTGAAAATATAAAATTTTATATATTAATGTCAGCTTGTATCAAGTTTATAAAAAATCAGCATAATATTGAAAGTGTTACTACACCTAGAAAAGAATTGGAAACAGAGTTTGTCGCTGATTTTATTCCAAATAATTTAAAATTTGAAAGAAAAATAATATTAGTGATAGGAGCGCCTGGTTCTGGCAAAAGTACGTATATTAAAAAACAATATAAAAACGGTTATGCGGTTTTTGACTCAGACCAAGTCATATTCAAACATCCTTTATGGAAGAAATATGGAAAAGAAACATCAAACTCGAACTCAAACCAACTAAATTTGATAAATTGTATTTCCAATAGAATTTCAAATATTGAGGCAAAACATCAGATAGATTTACTCCAACAAGGTGCAAACATTATAAAACAGTTAAACAATCCGAAAACTGCATTATCCTACTCTGAGTATATTAGAAAATTTGAACCAGATTATGAAATTGCTTTCGTCTGGGTTCATGTTCCACTAAAGATTGCTATTGAAAGAGCGAACAAAAGAAAGAATGAAGTTGGATTTTTATTAACTAGTGATTTCATCAAAACACGATATGTAACTCAACTTCACGAATTCACGCATTTGAGCGTTATTCCTGGTTTAAATATTCGCGTATACGATGGTGTTAAGCAAAACTACATCAAAAATTGGAAAATAGTTTCCACAAGAAACGGAATGTATTTATCTAAGAACAAATCAACCTTAAAAAAGCATATAAAGTATAAATACAATATTTAACAAAGGTGTTGAAATGAAACGAAAGTGTATTGGTGGAGGAATCGGTCCTGGCTATAACCCTCCTAATGCTGAATATGCTGAAATAAATGTCAAAGGAATCAGTAAGAAAAAAATATTTTCAATCATGGGTAAAGGCGGAGAAGTATTTAAAAAATGGACTCAAGAATTCAATGTTCAATATATTTGGTTTAATGCTAATAAAAAAGTATTGGAAATTTGGGGTAACAACGAAAATATTATTTTAGCAAAAGAAAACATTCTTAAACTACTTTTCAATAACTAACGCCTTTTCTTCATCTGTCAATGATTTGTATAACGTGCAGTTTCATTTATTCTTCAATACTCAACCTATCCCGTTTGATTTCATCTGAGTACATTTGATTTATTATTTATTTATTTTTATATAAAACAGTTTCTTATTAAAATGCGCGAAAGAATTGAAGACAAAAAGAGGAGGTTATTTTGTCATTATTTGAAGGCTAGAAGAGGAGGTTATTTGAAACAGGATATAGAGAATCCGCTAACAAGATGTAACACAAACAAGATTGAAGACAGAAAAAGGAGAATAAGGGCAAATAGCAACATGCAAGGTATGGCTGTCTTTTTATCAAAATTAAATAGGACTACGGTAAAAGATTTACGTAGTACAAGTAGATCTTTTAGAGAGAAAATTCCAAAAGAGAAAGTGCAAATTAAAATAAAACGGAAATTATCAAATAATAACGTTGTTAAGATGTTATCAACTGCTCCGGAATTGCCAATTAATGAAAAACATGGCGTTTATAATTTGATAGGACGGTTGCCAATGTTTAAAAATATCACCAACGAAGATCAGTTTAATAAAAAACAATGGGTTGTATTCATTGCAATACTTATATTATCAGATGGATTCAATAAAAATTTCCGCCTGATGAAACTATATGCAGACTTTTTAGGCAATGGCCCAAATTTACAGAAAACCATAAATATGACGATTAAGCAAAGCACAAATAAAGAACAAATTAAAGAACTAAAACAAATGAGTAAATACCTAAAAGACAAAGTTTCTACTTCTAAAGTTAATGTTGCTTTAAAAGCTAGATTATTGAAATTCACTGAAACTCTCAATCGACTTAGAAAAAAGGAAAATGTCACATTGCTTAATTTAAAGGAATTATTTGAAATTCTTTCTATAAATGAAATTGAAGAATTCTATTATGTTAAACTTAGGGGCAATGCAAGTTATTGACATATAATTATTAAAGACAATATCTTAGAAAGCCCCCCTGCCATTTGGTGGGGAGCTTTCTTGCATTCACATTTTTGAAACTTGATTCTATTTTTAAATTATAAATTCGTATTTCGGTTGTTAAATAAAACTTTTTTTTGAAATTATATACCTCTTTTATTTTTTCCTCTCTCATTAACCAATTAACCAATATTAACCAATATTAACCAAAATATTATATAAAGAATTAAAATATTTATAGATGATTCTTGTAATTTTCTACATTTCAATAACTAATAACTTTTCCTCATCAGTTAATGAATTGTATTTTTTCCCAAACATACATGCCGAGCAACCCAAACAATCTAAGTATTTTATACCGTTTGCATGAGCATTTTCTTTGCTAATAAGATATGTTCCAAAATAATTGGCATTCATAATGTCGCTTTCCGGGCAATATATGGCGCCAAACATAAAGTGCTTCGCTTGAAACACCAAATCAGAGATTAACTCTCTATGAGTTTGAATAAAATTTATATAATTCAAACTTCTTATCCTAAAACTTTCTTTCTCGTCTAACATCATACCTTTGTTTGTTAATTTCATGTATATTTATGTGGATTTTATTTTTGATATCATTCTACAGTGACTTAAAAAATTTCCTTCGGCATGTTTTCCTTTCATTCTATTACATAGCCAACAAAGTACCTGCACATTGTCATTTGCATAACTCATATTTGAATTTATTCGATTCACAGTGAGATGTGTGTTCCGTTTACAATATTTACATGATGGGCTTTTAGTAAACAATTTTCTTCTATTCGAACAATTGAATTGTTTACTATACTTGCATTTTCTTTTAACGACGTATCTTGAAATATGATTTCCTATTTCTTGTAGTTTCACCTTTTTTCCAGATATCCTTTTGCAAGCATTTATATAGTCATTCTTTTTCAATCCTGCACGTGTTGTGTAACACAACTTACATAAAGGAAATACGTTAGATTTTACAAATCCTTTACTAAATTCAACTAAACCAACATTTTGATATGTTTTTACCATCTTATCTTCTCGTTCACAGAATTTACATTTTCCCAAATGTAATTTACTTACAGTTTCAGAATTCAACAAATATGGCAATTTAAATCTTTTGCTGGTGTATATCAGATGGGTTTTGAAGTTTTCCATAATAATTTAAAATTATTCATATTTTTACAAGAAAAATAAAAAACATAAACAATATGTTACGTTAACAAATATATGGAGCCGATTGACGTCTGTTTGCTTGATGATGATTTACTTACAAGGAAAATTTGGAATAGAGTTTGCTTATCAATTGATAATGTCACTTGTACCTGTTTTGGAGAATCAAATATAGAGATTGATAATTTCATTAAATTTTGTATTGATAAAATCCCTGATCTTGCAATTATTGATATAAACTTAGATAGTATTCTACCTCCTGAAACAAAAGGTTATGTGACTGGAATGACTGTAGCTTTAACATTAATTAAACTTAAGTTCAAAGGAAAAATTATTTTAAGAACTGCTGAATGTTCTGATGAAATGTTTGAAATATATCAAACTTGTCCGTTTATATATAAAGTTATGAGAAAAGGGACAAGTATTAAAAAGTTTTTTGATGATATCATGGACTCAGCTTAAAAAAATCTTACGTATAATACAAATGCAAAGTTCCAATCAAAATGTTAATAAACTGATTGACAATATTGTAAATAGCATTGTTCTTGAAAAATTTACAAAGAAAAAACCACAAACTTTATGTTTAAAGAAAGTGCAGCAAGACTACCAAAATGCAACTACATCAAGTTGTAAACAAAAAACAGTGAAAAAAAAGAAAGGTAAACCCACAAAAGATGAAATTGCAAATCTGTTGAAGCAATTTCAACAACAAAAATTGAACAAATGTAAATCTAATCAACAAAAACGTAAAGCAGTCAGAAAGAAATTAAAAGAGGAACAATAAATATTTCAACATCATTTTCTGTAATTTTCTTGACCTCTTGTTGCTTTGATAACAGGTGTAAGAAACCCTTGTAAAAATTCTGTCTCCAATAAACTAGGCCAAAAATAAGCCACAAAATTAAACAGTAAACCCTTAATATGGCTTCCGTCAACGTCTTCATCCGTAAGTACAATGATCTTTCATTGTACTTACAGTGAAATTAGCTAACCAATAATATTTTAAGACAATGATTCGAGAGCCACGGTATGCAGGAATAAATGCACATGAGAATAACTTTCCCGTTCTATTGTGATTTCATTTTGAACCCAGTAACAACTTTTTTTGCATTTAATATTTTCTTACATGGCTTGCTTCCTTGCGATTTTTTTATATTTGGTAATAATTTAACTTTAAAGTTTTTGAGAATTTGGCTTTTTTCTGCAAGATGCTTTTTATATTCTGTGTTTAATATTTCTGACACTTGAGATCCTATGTATTGATTACAAGTAAAGTTTTTATTATTAGTTTTACGTATATATGATCTATAACATTGATTTGCAAGGTCTTTAGAACTTCGATTGCACTTATTTTTAATTGATGATAAATTCTTCAATTGAACAACTGTCAATTCTCCATTATAAAATAAACTCACATTTTTGTTTTTTATCTTAATCCAATTACAAGGAAGTATCATTAATATAATTTACATAATCTTTCTGCTTTTGACATAATCTGTGCCACAAATATCAATATAGTTTTCAGTGATTTCTTGTCCTTCTAATATATTATATGTTGAAACAATGAAACCATCACAGATTTTTGTATTTGGATTCAACGAATGGTTCATTAAGTTTTGGGGTAAATAATTGCTTGCTTCATCAATTGGACAGAACACTGAGTCACAATTGGGGTCACTTTTGTTACAATAAAAATCTTGAAGCATATTTACGATATTCCCATGAACATTATCTTTTCTTAAATCCTTTTCCTTTCTCCAACATCCATATATTTGTGAAACAGGAAAGATTTTTGTATTTTTTGGAATATAGCGGATTGCAATCATTCCAACTCCATTAATTTTAGAAACTCCGGGTCGAGCGTATATGTTCTTTATTGATGATATATACATTCAAATATTAAAAGGAGTTAAGTTTAAATCAATTTAAAACAACTACATGTTAATCATAATCTTCTTCTGTAAGAGTTTCTTCACAAAACAAAGGTGAAAGTTGACTCAAAACTTTGTAAAGTTCGTATGAAGAAAATAAGGGAGGACCGCAATCGTATATGGCCAAATCCAATGTTTTATTTATTGCGTCAATTACAAATGTTTTGCAAGAATCATTGACATCATGAAAGAAAAAAGGTTTTTTATAAAATTTGAACACCGTACCTAATATTGCTGTATAGAATTTCCCAAATCTTTGATGATATATTTCATTGGGATTTTCTTTTTTCATGAAAGAATCATACATATCTGATATGAATTCAGAATAATGAATGTATTGTTTTCTATCGATAGTAATATATTCGTTATTTTTGAAATGGGCTTGAAAAGTCTCAATATTGAAACTTTTACAAATATTTTGAAATTCTTTGTTGAACCAATGCTCAAAACTATCTTTCTTGTCAAATGTGTCAATTTTATGAAAATATACTTCACATCTACAATCAGGACAAGTGTAGTTAGTTTCAAGCCAATGATTCACGCATAAATGATGATATGCATGTTTACATGGCAATATTTTACAATCTTCAGGTTCTATATCGTTATAACAAATTGAACAAGTGTCAGAAAATGTCTTTCGTTTCATTTCTTCTCATATTAATATATAAATGTTTATCTTTTATGTGTATTTTTTAATTTTGATGCAGAAGAAAGAATTTGATTAAGTACTTTTTGAGACATTCCTTTCTTGAATCTGTTTTCACGGCCATATACACCCAGATTTTCACGTGTTAAGCCGTATGTTTTACCCTTTGTTGTATGAAGATACTGTCGTACTGACAATAAATTTCCTTTCTTTAGTTTTTCATTCATTATGGGTGTCAGATTAACTTTCTTAGATGTCGCAAGTTTCTTAGATGTCGCAGGTTTCTTAGGTTTACTTATTGATTTCACAGGCTTATATAAAGACTGAGGTCTCCTAGAAGGTCTTGTTGATTTTCTACCTCTTGAAATATTCATTCCAGCAAACATCTTTTCAACAGCATTTGCGTCCATTTATATACATATGATTATTATTTTGAACATATTTTGTTAGTTTTACCATTTTTTATGAATTTCTTTGTAATCCAAATCATATCGGAAGTAATAATTTTACAATGTTCAAAATTTCTATATCTTCTATAAATACGCAATATGTTTAATCTTGACTTTTTAGAAATTGCAGCTTCCCTTAGTGTAATTTTTCTACGCTTAGCATCCATTCTTATTTTTGACTCAAGAGTTTCTCTTCGCTTTTTGTCTGTATCCGAAAGCTTATATTGCTTCTGTCTTATTATAGTCATATTATTATTAGACAATAAATTAATTAAATTCCACTTAAAGAAACTAAATTAATTAATTAATTAATTTCATTAAAAGCGAAAATGTCACAATCGTATACACGGATATTTAAACCAGTCACCAGAGAACAAAAACTTACAGATATGTCTGAATATATAATGAATGATATAACAAAACATCGAAGACTTAAGAGAGAAAACCAAAGAAAACAATTAATAATTGAGTATGAAAAAAATTATGAAATTAGTATGATTGATAAATGGGACAAACGCTTTAAAGAACAACAACGATTAATACAACAAGCTAAAGCAACTAATAAACATATGGAAAAGTGTTTTTCGGCACAGGATTATGAAGATTATGATGATTGGTATGTTTGTAAAGCTGCTGACGTATATGGATATAATTTAACTGATGAAGATGAAGCCATTGAATATTGTTATAAAAAGCATCCAGACTGTATTCGTGAATGGTATTCATCGGCAGGTGAAGAATACGATTCTGATTTCAATTATGAATCAGAGTTAGAGGAAATGAAGCTTCATATAACGGATACAATAAATGGCATGAACCTAGAACCTGACACTTAATCAATCCTTTAAGTTCAAGGAAAACACAAATATTTTCAATATAATATCTGGGTCAAAATATAATTTAAAAAAACTTATATAAATTTGTTAAATAAAATATTTTTTTGAAATCATATACCTCTTTCATTTTTTTTCCTCTCCCAACAACAAAAACAACAAAACAACAACAAAAAAACAACAAAAAAAGAATATAAATAAATATATTCTATATAGTATAAGAACAAATGTTTGAATGTGAAAGATGTAAAATGGCTTTTGATGCAAAATGGAGATTGACAAGACATCTTAATAGAAAGTTTCCCTGTAAAGAAGATCATACTTTAACACCATTAGACCATACTTTAACACCATTAGACCATACTTTAACACCATCAGACCATACTTTAACACCATTAGACCATACTTTAACACCATTAGATCATACAAAATGTAAATATTGTTATAAAGTTGTACACAAAAAAAATATAAATAAGCATGAAAGAAAATGCCCTATGAGTACATGTGAAATTAGAATGTTAGAAATTGAACTCAAAATTCCTTTCAAGGAGTATGATAAATTGACATGTAGATTTTGTAACAAAACATATTCTGGAGTTGATAAAGTATCACGACATAAAAAAACCTGCCATGAAAAAGAGAAATATTTAGAATCTTTGAAAATGAAACAAAAGAAAGAAGAGCAACCTGTGTGTCAGAATATAACAATTAATAATAATACACAAATTAACATCATTGCTTCTAATGGAGAACCATTGAGGAAATTTGGTGATGAAAATTTCGATGCATTGAATGAAGATGATTTTATAAGAATAATGAGAAGAGGGAATGATGGAGATGTAGGAATTATTCCAATGCTTGTGAATAAAATTCATTTTAATCCGGAATTTCCAGAGAACAACAACATAAAGTTGACTAATTTACGTTCAGAACAAATCAGTGTCTATAATGGAGAAAGATTTGTTATGAAGCCGGTTGAGTATATAATATATAAAACAATCAGATCTGCTTCTAACTTAATGGATGAAATGTATTGCACAATAAACGAGGAACAATCAAATAAATGTGAAAGAGATATGTTAGTCCGGTCAACATTTAATATATTTGAAGATGGACATTACGATGTGAGGAGCAGAAAGGATACAAGGAAGGACCGCAATTCAATAAAATGCTGGATTTACAATAATAGTGGAGAATTGCAAAGAACTGGCTTAGTTTAGTTTCCACAAATAGAAACAATACCGAACTAAATGTTCTCTTGTTTTATAGTGTTGGACTAGATAAGAAGAAAGCATAGCGGAACATTCTAATAAAACAAAATAGATTTCATTTTAATAGAATGTTGAAATTTATTCTGTATATTATACATGGAATTACAGAAACATCAAATAAACACGGCAAAATATTTGTTAGACAAAGATGTAAACGGAGTTATTGTTTATCATGGTTTAGGGTCTGGAAAGACACTAACAAGTATTGACGTAGCTTCAAAATTAAAGGAACAATCTCTAGTAATTGTCCCTGCATCTTTGATATCAAATTACAGAAAAGAGATAAGTAAATATAAAGGAAATGCAAAGAAGTTTAAGGTGATATCATATGAAGGATCATTGAAGATGAACATAAATGTCGATAATAAAGTTTTGATAATAGATGAGGCCCATAGGTTACGAAATCAATATAGAAAAAATGCAAAAAAAATAATGGAAGCATCAAAAAATGCTTTGAAGATTGTATTATTGACAGGGACGCCATTAGTTAACAGACCAAGCGATATATCTCCTTTAGTGAACATGATAGCGAAAAGAAATGTGCTACCAACAAATAACGAAGAGTTTAAAGAGAGATATGTGGAAACAAGAATCAATAAGGTAAAGACACCAGTTACAGTTTTAGGAGTAGTTGTATATCAAACAGTTAAATGGGAAAAACGGCCAAGAATGAAAAACAAAGCTATGTTTGAGGAAGCAATAAAAGGTAAAATTTCATATTATGAAAACAATGACAAAAGTCTCTACCCAACTACAAAATACCATTATAAAGCAGTTGAAATGAGTAATATGCAAAGTAAATTACATACAAAGATAGAAAAATCAACATTGTCGAGAGTTGAGTTGAAGATGTTGTCACAAAACTATGCAGTAGATGCAGGGGATAAAAATGCAAAAGGAGTTGGATCTAGAATAAATGCATATTTATCGAAGAGCAGACAATTGTCGAACATGGTAAATGGAGTTCCGTCACCGAAAGTGAAAGAGTTGATTAATCATGTTAAGAATTCTGCAAAGCCAGTAGTAGTTTATAGTAACTATTTAGAACATGGAGTAGTCATGTTTTCAAAGTTGTGTGAAGAAAATCAAATTAGCTATCGGTTATTCACAGGTTCTGTGAGTGAGAAAAAGAAAAAAGAAATTGTAGATGATTATAATAAAAGGAAATTTGATGTTTTGCTGTTGAGTAGAAGTGGATCAGAGGGATTGGATTTAAAATCAACTCGTGAAATACACATAATGGAACCTTACTGGAATAATTCCCAATTAGATCAAGTGATAGGGAGGGGTGTTAGATATTTATCTCATATGGCTTTACCAGAAAATGAGAGACATGTTGATATATATTACTGGTATAGCGTCTATCCAAAAGGATGGGGTATAGTGAAAGAAAAAGTGAGCAGTGACTTGTATTTAATAAATATGAGTAAAGAAAAGACACGTTTAGCAGGTGAATTCAAAGATAGTATGAAAAGAATGTCAGTAATCTAAAAAGGAATCTCTCCGTATTGTGTAAAGGATTTATAATTGTGTTTACTCGTAATCTCTGATAGCAATCCCAACTCCAAACCGAGGGACTCCGTATTCTGTCATATTCTGATATCTAACTGAAAGTTTTTTGCCGACATATGTAGCAAGATTAGTCCAATATTCTTTACGAATTTCTCTTGTTCCTCTAGGGCGAACATAAAACTTATTATCATTTATGTCTTTGCATTGAAAAATAACTGTTCCAACGTCTTCACCTTGTCCCTCGTGACCACCACATATTTCATATTCTTTATCTTGAAAAGCCTTTAGTTTTTGCAAATCCTTTGATCTATAATTGGGTGAATATTTTCCTTGGATATTTCTTAAAATTAAACCTTCATACCCATCTTCAACAAATTTGTCATGCATTTCCTGTATTTGTCCAGTATTTTTAATGGATGTTGTTCTAACTATTGTTATGTTTGATGTTGATTGAAGCTCGCAAAGTTTTTTCATCCTAGAATCGTTATTTTCATCAGTTTTGGACAAATCGAAAATATCAAATACATGGAATTTTATTTTGAATCTATTATTGTCAAGTTTCTTGCTTGTTCGACAAAGTCCACTTATTTCTTCAAATTTCAAATCAAATGTAAACAATTCACCATCAATGTAAACATTTGGATCATCTGGAAGAATATTGTTCAAATCTTTAGCTATATGTTCCATATGATGAATTTCTTTACCATTACGCGAATATAGATTTATTCCAGAATTTGTCTTAACTGCAATCATTCTAACTCCATCAAGTTTTGGCTGAACAAAACAGGGTAGTTTAATATCCTTGCCTCGTTTTGTATAATCATGTGCAAGCATTGGAAGAGGTACTTGTTGCTTAGTTTCAAGAGATTCAGAGTACCCTTTTTGTACCTGTTTTACCCACAATGATTTTGATTCATTTAATGCTTGTTCTTCAATTGAAGTTTCGTTTTTTTTCCCAATATTTTTACCGGAAGTTATATGTTTTTCAGAAGTTTGCATTTTCCCATCAATATAGCCAAACTTCCTTACAATTGTGCAGGTTTTATCTTCATTATGTCTAACTTTGATCTCCCATTCTTTTGCTTTTCCATTAGATGACAAAGCGTAAAGTATAGGGAAAGTCATTAGAACTCCAGTTTATAAATAAAATACTCAATTCTTTATGTGGATATTATTTATAAATATTATAAAATTGTAAATAAAATTTAATCTAAATTTATTCTGTTATCTAAAGTTCAACATCAGTATCTTCAATTGTAAGTACACTTGCGACCTGTGTAGCTTTGTGAATGACAAGGTCAATGTCGTTTGATAAAGCTTTCATGAACTGATCATGTTGCTCTAACTGAAGTCTCATGGTTTCTGTTGCCGGTTCGACACAGAAGCCTTGTGTAGTGAGTTTATGCAACTTAGTTGAAACTTCATTAAGTTTTCCAACATTTGAGAATAATTTGTTTATTACATTTGTAAGATGCGTCAATTTTAGTTCCAATTCTTTCTCTTGATCAACGGTTTCGGTGTCAGAACTCATTTTCCTGTAATCTATTGTAAATCAAATTCTTTAAGTAAATAACAATTATAATATTAATGATATAAGATGAATAGACTTGAGATATACAAATATTTAGCAAGTCATGATGATGTACGCAAAATTACGAACAACGATTTATATATGGCACAAAAGGAATATTACAAAAATGCTAAGCCAGACAATACATTTGACACATATAAATTCATAGCAAGTAACATGAAGGAAATAGTCGATTCGAAAGAAATAGAATTGACGAGAGGTGATGTGAATGTTAACATTAAGTATAAAAAGAATGAAAGTTATTTAATAAAAAACGGACATATAGATGAAATAGCTTGCCTGAATTATTTAATAAACAACGAAACTTTCATAATAAATACAAAAGAATTCGATGTAGAAACATATTATGCAATATATAATGATTTAGTCGATAATTATAATTCTATAAATGATTCAAAGAACGAAAGTATAAGAGATCTGACATTAAAATTTTATATAACATATGGATTTTTTCACAATATATTGTTGACTGAAGTAAATCCGTTGATATTTTCAGCTTCATATATGGATTATTTTATCAGTAGGGACAGAAGCAAAGATAATGAAATATTGGAGCATTATTATAAAACATATATGACAAATAATTACAAATTTATATTTGATCCAATTGTGTATATAGCAAGTAACTATGAAGAACTGAAGGATTTCGTTACTTGTAAAGGAAAAGTTGATGAGGAACGAGCTGCAAAGCATTATATAAGACAGGGTTATAATAGAAAAATGCCCATATGCAAATTCGATAAATTTAAATACCTTGCTAATAATTATCGAAGAATAAAAGAGTGTATGAAGATTAAAAACGCAAACATTATTTATGATATAAATAGACTAACTGTAAGAAGTGTAGCGCAGAATTTCTTGAATCATAAAGGTAAAACGAAACTGGATAAATTTAATGCGGCAGTCTTTGTAAAAACATATGTGCAAGACTCTGATGTAAACTTTGATAATAAATTAAGTAATGAAAATGCTCATGAATATTTTGTGAGAGCGTATTGTAATAATCAAACAATAAGATATCATAAAACTCATGCATACACCTTAACCAAATTCTTAAAGGAAAGGGCCTTTGATGGATCTAAACAAGTTCCATTTCATACATTGAGAATGGTGTTGACAAAATTTACATAAAAATTTTACATTGAAATTTTTTGTTTTGTATACTTAATGAACAAGCCTCAAATACAGGTCAAACGAAGTGATAAAAACAAGATTGTTTTTAGATTCGAAGGACCACAATTGAATACACCAGTATTTAATTCAAACAGACAACTTGTAGCATATAATATTAAGCCACCGGTAGTAAAACGAAATAAACAAGAAATAAAGGTAATTTCTTCAAAGAATTTAAGTGTGAAGGATACTTTGGAAGCCAGATATACAAAGAAGAGAGCAAAAGAAGTTATGCTAGAAGCTATACAAGCAGTAATGAAGCAACCACAGTTGAAAGGGAAAAATAATCAAAAACTCAATGCAATAAAAAGAATTGTATGTTCCTAAAAAAATGGTCGGTGTTCTAAAGTATTACTTCCTTTGATGCTAGAATTGACTGATCTTTGCAATAATTCTGGAGGTTTTTGCGAATCTTTAAGAAACATTTTGTATGAATTGATTTCTGAAACTATCAATGGTGTAGATAATCTTAAAACGATTTCATTTAATTTGTTCACCTCTTGAGTACACTTTGAAGTTGTATTCCTAGCGTATTCTTGATAAACTCGTAACATGATATGATAAAGTTCATTAGAATCTTGATTATCAATTGAAAAGCCACTTTCTTTATGAACACGGATTTTCAAAGTTTTTTGGAGTATAGCAATATTTACATCAGAGAAATAACATTGCAATAGGTTGTTTTTCTCCAGTTTGAGTTGAATAAGAGCTTGATGAACAAAATTGTCACATGAAATGCAACTCATTATAATAACAAATAATAATAAAATTTTCGTAAAATTCACATAAAGACTTGAGAGGATGAAAACATAAGACTTGAAAAATGTCTGTGAATAAAGAAGTTGATTTGGAAGAGTGCTTTGAACAAATGTTAAGATTGAATAACGTTCAAGTGCAGCAGTCTTCTGAATCAAAGATTTGTTGCAGTACTCGTGACATAATTTATGATTATAAAAACGGTTCTACAGTATGCAGGAATTGTGGTGTTGTTGATGAAACTAATTTCATTGATGAAAGTGCTGAATGGACGTTTGGTGGAGAAGAATCAGTTTATGGTAAAGATCCTTCAAGATGTGGAATGCCAACCAATGAAATGTTGCCAAACAGTTCAATATCGACAAAAATTCAAGCTTCATACAAGGACCCCAAGTTCAAAATGCTAAACAGAATACATGAACAAACATCGATGGACTATAAGGAGAGGGCAAGATATCACGTTTTTGAAAGAATAAATAAAATTGGGATCGAAAATGGAAATTTACCAATACATGTAGTTGAAAAAGCAAAGTATTTTTATATGAAACTTGCTGAAAAAAAACTTTCTAGGGGAAATATTAGAAAAGGTTTGATTGCTTGCTGTGTTATGTATGCATGCAAAGAATATAAAATATGCAGAAGTGTTAAAGAAATTTCTATTATGTCAGATGTCGATGTTTCTACAATCAACACAACTTCTAAAACATTTTTCGATTTTATGAAAGAATATTTATCTAACGATAATGAGACATGCGTTGACGATTTGACTCGCAGATTTTGTTCATACGCTGGTATTCAAGACAGAAGGACTATTGCAAAAATATCAAATGAAGTTACAAGAATTCATAACATAATTTCTTCTTCAGGGCTTTTGACAGGAAAAACTCCATCAGCTATAACATCATCAATTATGTTTTATGTTATCAATAAAATGAACTTGAAGCAAATAACTAAAAAATTATTATGTGAGAAACACAATATTTCAGTTGTTACATTGAATAAAATTCATGGAATAATTGTTTGTAATGAAGAATTATTTTCAACATGAATATTAATGGAGGGAAATATTGAAAATGTCAGAATTGGGGAACCCTGCAACGATTCAAAATTGCTTAACCAAGTTGATATCTCAAGACTTAGACAAGAATGTGAATGCCTTGGTTTAGACCCAGTGGGTGGGAAAAGAAATTTGATTGACAGACTACAACGTTCGGGTATATTTCAAATTTATGATTGTATACCTGTTTCCAATAGAATATGGAACACAGATCATAGTTATCCAAATAAAGACAGTATATTTATAGGTCATGAAGCAGGGATAAATGAAACACAGAAAAACAAACTATATATATCAAATTCAGATACTAACACACCATTAATTAAAGGAGACTTTAAAGAAGAGAAAATTAACATAAACAATTGTTTAAAAATAGAAAATAGTAAAGTTGATTGTGACTTGCAGGGCGACGAGGGAGACATCAGAAGAAATGGTGCGCAGTTATATATGTACCGATCAAGTGGCGTTGTCGAAGGTTGGTATCCATTGTATTTTGGGCCTGTAGTATTAATGTAATTACGAAACTTTCGCAACACAGACTATTTTATCTTCAACTCGTTTTCCTAAAATAACAACATTTACAATATCTCCAACACAGAATTCTTTTTCATTGCAATATTCAGGAATCATAGGTATAAATATGCATATTTTACCAAATATATATGAATAACCCATTCTATTTTTTTGAGTAATTTCCATTTGTATTTCATTTCCCTGTGAAATATTGATCCCATTACCATGTACTTCAACATCTATACTGACATTTCCATTGATATCAATAAACCCCTGACTGGAATTCAAGGTTTTCAAAATTTCGATGAAATATATACCATTATATATATCATCGACGTATTTATTAATTATAGTACTATTCACATATTCTGTAACAGACATATGGTTACTGACATCTAGCTCATCCATATGTATTTTAATTTTTGTATTTATTACAAAGTTTTCTACTTTCAAACATGTTTCTACCATTCTTAAATATAAATTAAACATTATATTTAAGTTTACTTTATCAAATCATCAATTGTTATGAAAACAAGACGTAATATTTCTAGTTTTTCAAGGTCAGTGCATACTTGTTCTATATTGTTTAGCAGATTTATGAAATGTTTCAAGTTGAGAACAGGATCAGTTGCAAAATTTTCTTTATACAAATCATGATTCATTTGATAAGAAAATGCTAGCTGTTCAAAAACTATACAAGAAATTGATTGTGGATTAGACATAAACATTTGATTCAGACATATAATACACACATCCCTAAGAAAACGCATACATTGAAAATTGACAAGGGTTTCAATAAAGTTCATTGCCGATACTGTATACATACCCTGACCGTTTGCATTCTCTGCATGTTCTACCGACTGTTTAATTTTTTCACCAAAGTGTTCAATTGTAAATCTTAATTTCGTTAATTCTGGGACTTCTAGCACCTCTTCTTCTTGTGCAAAATTACTTGTACTAATAACTTCTTCATATGCGTTTATGAGTTTGCTAATTAAACCTCTACATTTACGCATATCGAATCTTTTTACATACGTTTTTGTGTCTTCTGATTCAAGAATTCCAGTAGCATAGTCAATTGCCCATGGATTAATATATTGCTCATTGTCAATCATTTGCTTCAAAGATAATATATCTGCCGCAAACCTTTTTCCATCTTGTTCCCATTCGAATAAACGTTTACATGGTATTTCATCAATGTTTTGCAGTGTTATTGGATCGTTGCTATTTTCACACCTTTCACTAGGTTTACATTTTTCTTTGATGCCATTCCAAATATCTTGCTTATATTTACAATTCAAATTATAAAATCTTTTCAGTGGCTCAAGGTCCCTTTTCCTCATTTTTCTAGGATTGTCAGAATGATAACAACTTTGCAAAAGTCGTTTCATGTGTGATATTATTTGAAAACATTTTTTTATACTATATTATTTCTAAGCTATGTGCAAATGCGTTATCATATCAATAAAAACAAAGTCTTCAATTTAAGAACATGAAGACAATTCAAGTTGCTGCAGATGGAGAGTGTCTCTTTAATTCTATTGCATATGGAATGTTATATTACAAATTCAATCGCACTCAACCTCTTTTTGAAAATTATAAAAGACTGGCTAGTATTTTGAGAAGAGGTGTTGTTGCGAAGTTCAATAATTATATTCATAAAGGAGATGCCGAATATACTGCAATTTTAGCAAATGAATATTCAAACATTGTAGGTTACGATTTTCATGATATTATTGACAAAGCAGATAAGTATGCACAAAAATATTCAAATTATATGGCCAACAAAACTTCTTGGGGAGGATTACTTGAAATCAATGCATTAACAAATTATATACATAAACAAGGATTCAAAGGAATACAAATTTATGATTCAGATTATAAAAAAGTGCCAGGGATGAGAACAGAAATGAATCCAACTGGGAAACACATCATTAAAGTTGTTCTTTCAACAACTAAATCAAGAGATGGAAGATTACAAGGAATTCATTTTGATTTTTGTGTGAATTGCTTAACTTTTAGCAATTAATTAATCAAATAACTTTGGTCCAAATATAAATTTAAATTCACTTTTCTTGTGTTGAAATTTTTATTTTTTTTGAAATCATATACCTCTTTCATTTTTTTTTCTCCCCCAACAACAAAACAACAAAAAACAACAACAATAAACAACAATAAAATGATATAAATAAAAATATTTTAGATATTATAAGAACAAATGTTTGATTGTGAAAGATGCAAAATGTCTTTCGATACAAATTGGAGATTAACTAGACACCTTAATAGAAAGTTTCCCTGTAAACAATATACCCAAAATGACTTAACAATTACCCAAAATGACTTAACAATTACCCAAAATGACTTAACAATTACCCAAAATGACTTAAGAGATACTCAGAATGACTTAAGATGCAAATATTGTAATAAAATATGTGGCAAACATTTGAAACGTCACGAAAAAAATTGTAAACTTGCTAAAGATGAAATACGGATTTTAGAAATTGAACTTGACATCCCGTTCAAGGTATGTGACAAATTAACTTGTAGGTTTTGCAACAAATCCTTTTCTAGAGTAAGCAATGTAACTCAGCATCAAATAACATGCAATGATAAACAAATATATTTTGCAACTTTACAAGGAAAGAAAATTTCTAAAGATAATGGTGGTGGACAAGTGAATGTAACAGTTAATATAAATAACACCACAAACAATGATAATAGGACTCAAACACAAAACAATTTCATAGCTAAAAATGGAGAACCGTTAAGGAAGTTTGGAGATGAGAATATTGATTATATTTTGAAAGAAGAATTCATGAAATATATGAAACAAGGTCATGAAGAAGTTATCCCTAAAATGGTTCATAAAATTCATTGCAATGATGATCATCCAGAAAATAATAATGTTAAGTTCACAAATTTAAGATCAGAGCAAATTAGTGTATATAATGGGGAAACGTTTATAACCAAACCAACTCAAGATATATTATACAAAATAATCAACAATACAATGAACCGGATGTATGAGTTATATGATAATTTTAATGAAGAACATGCCAACATATGTGAGAATAATATGTTTGTAAGATCTACATTTAACCATTTTGACAATGGCAATTATGATGAAAAAAGTAGAAAAGATACAAGAAATGATAGGAATGCTATAAAATGTAAGTTGTATGACTTTTGGTATGGAAGACACAATCATGCGAAGATCCGAAGTTAAGTATTTATTACAAATTTTTAAATAAAAATCTATTGTAACGTTCAAATGCTAACTACAAAATTTCTCAGAATGCAAATGATGCACCAAGAAGTTGTGCCAATATTATTCAACAATTTTAATTGCAAACCTCAGATAGAATCTAAAGTAATTATTATGAAAAGTGATGAAAACGTCGGTACAGTAAAAGGATATGATACAAACCCATTGATCATTTACGAAACGTACATGAAGTGTAAGACTATTAAAGAAAATGGAGAAACTTGTACATTTCCAGAAAGTTCGTTAATATACAATTCAATACATGAAGATGGTTCAATAATAGTTGAAAGGAATACTAAGTTTCAAAAATGAGTTAGAGAATACACTACATAAATAAACAAAAAGATGTTCCCTATTTTAATTGTGGTTTACGGTTGCCTTCTATTTGTTACTCTTACACATGTAGGATATCTTAAATTAAAAAGTAATTAATACTTGACCTAAATTTTACGTGGAAGGGAATCAAGTTGTATCCATTGGAACATGAACAAAACGACTTGTAGTTTTTGATCCAATAGATAAATTGCATTGTCTACACTGAACTTGTAAATTTTCAATATTAATTCCACCACCATTACAGTCAGCTACAATATGTCCAATGTGACATGTTTCATAAATTGTTGTATGTTTCATGGAATTGAATAATCTACTTGGAACTCCAACTATGCGATTACAGTTTTGACAATTTCCATACTCTTTATATCCACAATCTCTAACCCAAATGACTCTTCTAATATTTACGGGAATATAATTTCTACTATTCATTAATTTAATTATTAAAATTATTTATTTAAGCCTTTTTGTCAAAGCTTGTAATTCCAATCGAGATAGAAAATCAATGAATGCAGGTTTGCTTGCATTTGTGAAGGGTAAAGTATCTAAGTCTTCTATATCAACTTCAGTATTTAATGTTACTAGTTCCATATTTTGAGTCAGTTGGTCAATATGTGGTGCAACTTTATTTACCAATTTTTTATCAAATGCCAACTTTAGTATTTCATCCATATTTTTTGCTTCGTTAATTATTTGAACAGCTCTTTTTGGACCAATACCTTTAATGCCAGGTATGTTATCTACTTTGTCACCTATCAAAGATTGATAAGTAGTAAATTGCTCCGGAGTAACACTATACTTCTCAAACACATCTTCTTCATAAATGTATTTATGTGTTTGTGGATTATATACAAATACATTTTTCATTGTAAGCAATTGAAGCATATCTTTATCTGTTGTAACAAGCAAAGTTTCATCAAATTGAGTATTATACTTATTTGCTAGAGTTGCCATTATATCATCGGCTTCATATCCTGGTTTAACATATATTTGTATATCTAACATTTGAAATGCTTCTCTGACCCATTCAAATTGATGTTTCAAACCATCAGGAAGTGGTGGCCTTTGTTGTTTATAATCTTCCAATATCTCTCTACGATCGAGCCGTTTTGGAGAATCCATACAAGCAACAAAGGTAACATCATTAGGTTCTAACTCTTTTCGTATTTTTAAAAGTATATTGATTACACCATGTACAGCATTAGTGTATAGTCCATCACTTCTTTTGAATAAAGTGGGATTCACAGCATGAAATGCTCTAAATATAAAATTGGAAACATCAAGTAAAGCTAGTATTTTTTGCACCATTTACGCTATAGTTATAAGTATAACTATTTCTTTATACAATTAATAAAATATTTGTAGTAGTATATGAAGTTGAATGTATTTTTCATAAGACATGGACTATCATGTGCAAATGTAACTCATTATTACAAAGATACAAATGTAAAAGAGCATAATAAATATCTAGATCCAGAACTATCAAACCTTGGGGTAAGGACGAGTAAAAGTATTGGGGAGAAATTCAGAAAGAAACACATACATTTAGATGGAGTTTTGTCTTCAACCCTATTTAGAGCGATAGAAACAGCACATCATATGTTTCCTAATCATGCAATAACACCAATACCATATGTAAAAGAACATGATAATGAACGATCTGATGAACTTATGCCATGGAAAGAAAAAATTGGTAAATTTAAAAAGATGTATCCTAAATTAAGGGTAAGTAATCATTATTTGAAAGGGAAAGATAAAAATAAAACAGATTATTCAAAACTAAAAGACTTTATTCTTGAATATGCAGTGAGTCATTTTGGATATAAGAAGGAATATAATATTGTAATTGTGTGTCATTCCTTATATATGTGGCATAACTTGCCAGGATTGAAAATAAATCCGTTGAATAATGCAATATACAAAGTAATATACACATACAAATTAGATGAAAACCCAGTTGTGAAAATAAACGGAGGGATGCCAAAAGGTAAAGAGTTGAAGAAGAAAGATTATAAGAGATGTGCAAAAGTAAACTGATTTAAAAATGAAGCCTGTTTGATCGAGTAAAGAAATATGTTGTCATTTTCGAATACTTTGATCGTTCCAAAATTTAGCAGTGTAAATAGCAGAAAACAAGTTAATCTAAACAGAAAATTTGAATTTAAAAACAGTAATAACAAATGGACAGGAGTTCCAATAATTGCATCAAATATGGATACAATTGGAACATTCGAAATGGAACATTATATGAGTGAATCAAATATGATGACGTGTTTACACAAACATTATCTATTGTCTGATTACAACAATCATTATTATGATGCTCAGCATGATAATTTGATAATATCGACTGGAATTGCGAATGATGATATATATAAATTAGAACAGATAATGTCAGAAAACAAATACATAAATTGGATTTGTGTTGATGTTGCAAATGGGTATACAAACAGATTTTTCGATGTTGTTAGATATATCAGAAACATGTATCCAGATAAGGTATTGATTGCTGGAAATGTAGTAACACCAGATGCCACATCAAGATTATTTGAAAATGGTGTGGATATAGCAAAAATTGGAATTGGCCCAGGAAGTGCATGTGCAACAAGAGAGAAGACAGGGATAGGATTTCCACAACTACAAGCTGTTGTTGAATGTAGTGAAGTAGCAAAAGCATATGGAAATTATATTATAAGTGATGGTGGGTGTAAATGTACAGGCGATATTGTAAAAGCGTTAGGAGGGGGAGCAGATTTTGTAATGCTTGGAGGAATGTTAGCAGGACATGATGAAACATCAGAAACATTTAATGAGGATGAGGATGGAGAAGTACTATATGAATATTATGGAATGAGTTCAACAAAAGCAATGAATAAATATAATGGAGGACACTTAGGTTATAGAGCATCTGAAGGAAAGAGAATAAAAATAAAAAGCAAGGGTTCAATAAGAGATACATTACGTGATATAAAAGGAGGGATAAAATCAGCGTGTACATATGTTGGTTATGATAAGATTGAAGAATTATCAAATAAAGGAGTTCAGTTTGTAGAATCAGAAAAATTATGAATTTTTTCAATATGAGTTGCAAAATGCTCTAAATCTTTCATATTTGTATTTTCTAAGTGATACATCATCTTATTCATATAGAAATCAGAGTAAGATGGAAGAACAAATGTTTCGTTTAGTTTCGTGGCTAAAGGAGACATTTCTTCAAGTCCAGTATTTGCAAAGTTTGTAAAAACAAACTTTCCTTTTCCAGTTACAGAGTTAACTGGTGATATCCATTCATATACATAGTTCATTTGTTACTAGTTTTAATTTAAAACTTTAGTTTTAAATGTGTTCTTATAAAGATAATATGTCAATAGAGTTGTAAGAGATCTGTGCATTTCTAATCATGTTATAATGTCCACATTGATTTGTACCACTTCCGTCAGGAGGAGGACAAACGCCAGCCATTATGCCAGACATCCAAGAATTAAAACTGGTTGTACCTGCTGAACCACTAGTTGTATTTACACTTTTTGATAATATCAAAGCATTAGTATCGTTATCATAAATTGTAAGGTCAACAGAAGAAGGGCAAATATTATTTAAAATGAATGTATTTTGAGGTTGCCACTGAGTTAAATAATCAGTGATACTCTGAGTAAATTTGAGTTCTAATGTCCCATTTATATCGAATGCTTCAGATAATGACTCCAGAGTAAATGTATTTCCAGTTTTTCCATAAATATATCCAAGTTGACTTGTTGAACTTTGCATAAAGACCCATGAACCAGTATGCCCGTCGGATCTTCCATACCACCAAGGGTTAAAAGATTGTCTGCTATCAGAACCACCAGTATAAGTTGAACTAATAACATTGCTTTGACTTGAAAGAGTTGGCGAATCAAAAATTGTAACATTTTGTGAAAATTCGAGTCTTAAATTTAATGTTGGTGTTGTAGGATTAGTGTTTATCCAGTTGTTGCTGTTGAAAGTATATATTTTTTCAGGTATTTTCCAAGTGTTATTATCAAATACATATGTAGTTGTTGGCTCTTTCCAAGTTGTATCAAAAACTTTCATAATATAAACTACGTGATATATTTTTTAAGCAGAACAAGATTCACAAACATCAATTGTAAATTGTTGTGCTTTAGCAGCCGGTTGAGTTCTTAGATAGTAAATTCCAGTTTTGAGACCTTTTTCCCAGACATAAAAGTGCATTGATGACATGATTTTAACAGATGGATTAGCAATGAATAAGTTCATTGATTGGGTTTGGCACACAAAAGGTGCCCTATCTGCAGCTTGATCAATCAGAGCTTTTTGAGAAATTTCCCAGACAGTTTTATATAGTTGTTTCATATTTGTAGGAACATTGCGAAGTGATTGAATAGAACCATTATTTTTGATAATTTCGTTTTTAATTTCTTGATTCCACATGTTTAATTTCAATAAATCTTTTACAAGATGATTATTTATGCAAACAAACTCACCAGCAATAGTTCGACGTAAATATATATTTGAAGTATACGGTTCAAAACATTCGTTATTTCCCATAATTTGTGAGGTAGTTGCAGTTGGCATGAGAGCTACAAGAAGACTATTTCTAGCACCATACTTAATAACTTTTGTTCTTAAAAGTTCCCAATTGTACATGGTAGGATTCAATTTCCATAAATCGAATTGGAATTTTCCTTCACTTAGTGGACTTCCACCAAAACTTTCGTAAGCACCTAAGGATTGAGCAAGTTCTACAGATGTTTTCATAGAACCATAGTAAATACTCTCGAATATTTGTTTATTTAGTTCTTTTGCTTCTGGACTGTCAAAAGGAAATCCAAGCAACATATAAACATCTGCGAGACCTTGAACACCTATTCCAATAGGTCTATTTTTAAAATTAGAATAAGATGCTTCAGGTACAGGATAATAGTTTCTGTCAATTACCTTGTTCAGATTTTTGGTGAGTTGACCTGAAACTTCAACAAGTTTATCAAAATCAAACAACCCATCTGAATTTACAAACGTTGGTAGACAAATGCTTGCTAAATTGCAAACAGCAATTTCATCAGGAGATGTATATTCGAGTATTTCGCAACAAAGGTTACTGCTTTTTAAAGTTCCTAAATTCTTTTGATTGTTCTTAATATTTGCTGCATCTTTGTATGCAATGTACGGAACACCTGTTTCCATTTGAGAATTACATATTGCTGTCCAGACTTGTTGTGCAGGTAATTGCTTTTTATACATGCCATCATTTTCATATTTAGTATACAAATCCTCATATTCTTGACCGTATGTAAGATACAAATTAGGTGCATGATGAGGATCAAAGAAAGACCATATTTCATTAGATTTAACACGTTTCATGAACAGGTCAGAAATCCATACTGCATAGAATAAATCTCTTGCGCGTTCCTCTTCATCACCAGAATTCTTTTTCATGTCCAGAAAAGTCATCAAATCTGGATGGTCAACTGATAAATATGCAGCAATTGACCCTGGACGTTTACCTTCTTGATTGACGTACCGAGCTGTATCGTTAAAAACTTTTAACATTGGAACAATACCAGTACACGCACCCTTAGATTTATTTATTGAAGACCCCTTCGAACGGATTTTGTGGATAGCGAGACCGATCCCTCCTGCAGTTTTCGATATTTTAGCACAATCAGACAAAGTTTCATATATACCTTCTATAGAATCTGCTTTTATATCCAGAAGAAAACAAGACGACATTTGCGGTCTATTAGTTCCAGAATTGAAGAGAGTAGGTGTGGCGTGAATATAATATTTATTTGACATTCCTCTGTAACAGTTGAATGCGCCATGTAAATCAGTTCCATATATTCCAATAGCAACACGCATGAACAAATCTTGTGGACGTTCGACTATATCGTCATTGCATTTTCTAAGGTAGGTTTTTTCAAGTGTTTTAATAGCAAAATAGTCAAAAGAGTAATCTTTATTATAATCAATTTGTTGTTGAATTAAATCTGCATTCGAAGCAACAATAATATAAACTTCTTCTGTAACTTGTTGATGTTCAAATTGCTTAGTAATGACATCAATAAATTTCATATTTGAAAGTTTCTTGTGTAAATCACTGACAATAATATATGCTGCTAAAGTTCCGTATTCAGGATGTGTGGTAGTAAGTGCAATTGAAATTTCACTAGAAAGTTTGTCCATTTCAGTTGTTTTCATACCATCGTGAATTGCAGTGCAAACTTTTTGTGCAACTAAGATGACATCTATGGAACCTTTGAATTCAATAACAAGTTTGTTTAATCTTGTGGTTATTTTGTTAAAATCAACAACCTCTTGACTTCCATCACGTTTTGTAATTTTCATGTTTGATATAATTACTTATAAATTATTATTTTTAAGTTTTTAATTAATTGAATTTATAATCATAAATTACTTACGTATTAAATTAAAGAATTGAATTTATAATAAGCTATTACAAGCTATGGAAGGATGTGTAGTTTATTTAAAAACAGTTCAAAGCGGTGCATTCAGGACTCTTGTTGAAGTACTGAAAGATGTATTGAATGACATAAATGTTATTTTTGACTCAACAGGTATGAAAATAATGGCAATGGATGGATCTCACGTAGCATTAATACATATGAAACTTGAGGCTGATAAATTTGAAACATATCATTGCAAAAGAAAGATCAATATTGGTGTATCAGTAATGTCTTGGTTTAAATTGATGAAAACAGTGTCAAATAATGATACTGTATCAATGTTTATTGAAGAGAACAATACGAATGAGCTTAATATTTCGATTGAAAACTCAGATAAAAATTCACATACAACATTTGCTTTAAAACTTTTGGATATTGACGAAGAGGAGTTAAATATTCCGGATGTAGATATTGATTGTATAGTTACTATGCCTTCTAATGATTTTCAAAGGTTATGCAGAGATATGTTAAATATTTCTG